ATAAAATCGCTGAAAAATTAGGATATTCTTATATAAGACATCAAAACGTGATACAAACAGATTTTACAATTTCACAATGCTTACAAGCAAATTATATCGCGTTTCAAAATCCCGACTATTCAAACAAATGGTTTTTTGCTTTTATAGATGATGTAAAATACATCGGTGACAAAAACACGGAAATTTCTTACACAATTGATAGTTGGTCAACATTTTTTAAAGATATAACCTTAAAAACTTGTATGGTAGTACGTGAACACGTAAGAGTTGCCGATGATATACCTCGGATACAATACAGTTCCTGAAAATGTTGATATAGGTAATGAATATACAGTAAACGCACATTTACGTGACGGGTTCAATAGGGAACGACCTGAAGGTGAAGGTAAACCCGTTTATTATATAGTAGTAGCATCAACAAAGGATTTAAACACTTTAGAAAATGTTGGAGGTGCTATTTATAATGGAGTGCCTACAGGAGTTAAATATTTTTATTACGGAATAAATCCGAACCCTTTAGAAGGTGAAAGCCCTGTACAGGATTTTATAAACGCTATTAATCGTTTAGCATCATCAGGAACAGGTGGTTCACTTGATGCTATTCAAAGTGTTTTTATTGCTCCATTTTGGTTATTAAAAAATGGAACGAGTTACGACATACCCGAAACAACATCACCAAAAGTAAAGCACACAGGTTTTACAAAAATGTCACAACTTGATGGATATGTTCCAGATAATAAAAAATTGTTATCTTATCCATATTGTTATATGTTACTTTCAAACGGTCAAGGAAGTTCTGCGATTTTAAAACAAGAATTATGGAATGCGACACAAGTTTCAGTTCCAAACGACACAGGAGAGCCTGTTGTTCCTGTTGGAGATGTAGTACTGGATATTTGGGGAGCTTTGACCCCAGGGTGTAGCATTAGAGCTGTTCCAAAAGATTACAACAACGATGAAATTGCAGATAATTATGGAATTAATTTAGGGAAATTCCCGCAAGTCAACTGGAATAGTGATGCCTACACGAACTGGCTTACACAAAACGGAGTAAACATTGGAATGAGTATGGCACGGAACTGCGATAGGTTTAGCAACTGGTAACCCTGTTTTGGCTGGTGGTTCACTAGCAAAAGGCGTTGACTTAATGAGGCAAGGAATTGAAGCAAGTATGGAACCTGCCCAAAATCACGGGAATTTAAATAATGGCGATATAATGCTAGCAATGGATGAAAATTGTTTTCATATATTCAAAATGTCAATAAGATATGAATGGGCTGAAAAAATTGATAGATATTTTACTAAATATGGTTATCGTGTCAATAAATTAAAAGTTCCAAACGTGTCAGGTCGTCCAGTATTTAACTATGTTCAAATTGCTAGTGATGAGGACATCGGATTTTGTTCTATACCATATAAATATTTTGAGGAAATTAACAGGGCTTGCCGTAACGGTGTGACAATTTGGCACAATCATAATAATATTGGCAATTATACTTTAGATAATAGAGGAAATTAAAAAAGAGAGGTTATCCTCTCTTTTATTATATTAATTCATTGTAATTAATTCATTTTTAGCATCATTTAAAACATGAACACTTACATAGTTGTTACCATTCCAAGCTTCTTTGAATATAATAGTAACTGATAAAGAACCTTTTTGTGTATTAGAAACTGAATAACTATCAACTAAGCCTTTTGTATCAGTAACAAGAACACCTGGAGTAGTAGAAACAGGAGAGTCTGTTGTCATTGTGTAAGTATATTCAGTATGTGTTCCATCATTTGTTAAACGTAAATTAACTGGTTTTATATAAGAATGTGATAAAGGATTATATTGTCTTGCTGTTGAAGGAAGTAAAATAAATGGCACATTATTTGCATTATAACCATTATTATTTATTATACAACTAGACATTTGTAAAGATGATTCTGTAATTTCAATTAATTCCTCTGTAGTATTTCCAGATAAATCTGCGATGTGATTATTATCAAATATTAAACCTCTTGTATAAGTACTTCCTTCACGTTCCGTTTTTAATACTCTACCGTTCGATGCACGAATTCCAAAACTATTACCTAATATATAAACCCCACCTATTGAATTTGATTTTGAATTTAGATATATATTACAAATTTTACAAGAAAAATTTGTTTTTGTAATGTAAATTTCTTTTGAATTATGTTCACTAGCTAAATAAAAACCATAATCAAATCCTACAAAATCACAATCTTGTATATATAAATGGTTTAAGTGATTAGAATATATACCAAACGAATTATTTATTGTATATGTTCCATAATAGCTTGAAAAAGTACATTCTGTAAAGTATAAATATTCAATAGCACTTGTTTCGAATATACATTCAATTGCCTTAAAATTTGTTGAGTTAGTATTGTCTGAAATATCTATTCTGTGCCAATATGAATAACCACTTCTTTCAATTTTTATACCAATTGTTTTTATTTTTATAAACATATTATTAAAATTTGAACCGCTAATATTTCCCTTGAAATGAATACCACTTCCATTATCAGCTAAAATATCAATATCATGAATTTGTGACCTCCAGCATCTTTGTTCAAATTCTAAAGCATAACTTGAACCAGTATAATTTATTATAGTTCCTGTTTTTTGTTCAATATCTGATTTATGTCCATCTCCGTATAAAATAAAATTATCGCATACTCTAGTTAAATTTATTGTTGATGTAATTTTATAAGTTCCTTCAGGTAAATAAAATTTATATTTAGTTTCTTTATTCAAAATTGTATTCAATATAGTAGAATTATTATTAAATGAATTATCGTCTGCTTTTACACCTATTTGTTTTAAATTTAATATATTATCTACTATTATTAATTCTGCAACCAAATTATTGTTTTGTAAAGAAAGTAATAACATTTCATCTACAGTATCTTGATTGGTTATATTTCTTATTTTATATAGTCCTTGACCTCCATCATTTTTAGCATAAAAACCTAAAGTTTTTGCATAACTTCCGTTAACAATATTTGTAGCGTTTTTTAATTCATTTACTGTATCAAATCCTAAAATAGCTTTAGTATTTAGATAACTTGAAATAATTTCTTCAAGAGTTCCGTTTTGTGCCATTTCATCTAATTTATTATTTATTTCTTCTTGAACATCTAAATTAATAAAATAATCTTCTACATAATTATGTAAATCTGTAAATCCTTTAAAAACTTTTTGTTGATTTTCTGTTACAATTTGTACGTTAGCAATTGTAGTGTTTAAATAATCTTTTATTTTACTTATTATTCCGTATATATTAATTGCGTCAAAATCTTCCTCAATAAATGGAAATTTTTGAATTAAAACTAAATCAAAAGGGGTTAAATCTTTATACTCTTTTTGATTTGGGATTTTTGGTATATCGTTTGACATAATATTCTCCTTTCTAAACTAATTGATAAAACAAACAATCTAATTCCTTAAATATCATTGAATATATGTGATTGCGTTTTTCAATAAATTCTGTATATAATTTTAATTTATCGGTAGGTGTTTTACTTATTGTTTCTTGTAAACTACCTGTATTTGTTGACGTTCCAGTATTTTGAATTGTTTTATCTTCTACATTTGTGGTATTTATTGTTCTATCTTCAACGTTTGAACCTGTGTTTGATGATGTTCCTGAACTTGTTGAGCTGTCTGTTCCTGATGTATTATCTGTTCTATATTCATAATCTGTAACATAATCACCATCACGAACGTTTTGTAATTCGCTTTGTGGTGTGTCTGATTTTCTTATATCTTTTGTATCACTCGCGGATGTTTGAGAACTATTTTGTGTTGATGTTGTTGTACTACTTGTATTTGTAACTGTTCCGTCAATATCTTCTTTATTTGTAACAGTTCCGTCAATATCTTGTCTATTTGATGTGTTTATATTTCTAGTATCGCTTACAGTTCTTTGCGTTGTTCCGCCATCTTCGAAAATATCCCAACCATCTAACATATCAAACATTTTATTGTACGTTGGCATAATTTCGTTTAATTTAACATTTAATTTTATTCTAAATGTTGTAAGTGTTTCATAACCGATACGTCTATCTATAAAGTTATTTAGTATCATTGTTTCAAAATCTTCTTTTGAAACTTTGTTTGAAAGTGGATAATTAAAGTTAAAAAATGTTGAACGACCTGCTTTTGCTAAATCTTTTATTTTAGTTTTTTCATCTTTTCCATAATTAACAATACTTTCTAATAGACTGTAAACTGTTGGGGGTTTATCAATAATAAATTGTGTCCAAAAAGGGTTATACATACTAAACATTGTTATCCACCTCATTTCCTTCGTTATTTTCTTCATCTTCTTTATTTGAAGGCACACCATCGTAAAATTCTAGTGTTAAATTATAGCCAAAATATTTATTTATCTTATTTATAGCATCCTCACGTGGTTCATATCTTGAATTTCTTGATGCTATTGTTCCACCCTGCGATGCTTTTATTTCGTCTTTTATATTACGTTCTTTCTTTTGTACTGTTAAATTTGCAATACCAATAAAACGTAAAAACTCGTTCCATATTTTTTCGTTATGTATATCAATTTTATCTGCTACATATGGAGCAGGAGCTAGTACACAATCGCTATCGTCTAAATCTAAATCCTGATAAGCCATAACACTATCTACATTATTATCAATATTTTTTAACATATCTTCCATTGATTTTACTTTATCACTTGATGTCTTCCAAATTCTAGGTGTACGTTGTTGAGTTATATTGATATCACAAACCCTTGTGTTTAATGCTATACGGTCGGCATATTGTAAGACGTCTTTATATATTGAAAGATGTTCATTATTATCGTACATAATAACAAATTCTTTCTTTTTTGAATTATTTTCTAGTATTGCATTATATCCATTTTGACCTTTTACCATTATCTTTGTCGGTCTTCCGTATAAATCTAAAATCCCCATACTTTCATAAGGCAAGGCTAACAATCCAAGAACATCATCCTTAAACCAAGCAATTGAACCAGCACGCAATAATTCTTTATTTACAAAAGACATATCAATCATATCTTCGTCAATATTTCCAATTTTGAAAACATTTTCAGCGAGTGAAACACATTGATTTTTATATAATAAATATGTAGATAAATTACTAATTTGTGCGTTATATACTTTATTACTTAAATTCATATTTATTTCTCCTTTCGTTAGATTTAAAAAAAGGTAGCTATGAATTATAAGCTACCTTTTATATTTTAAGCAACTGTTATTGTTATATTATCAGTAACTGTTCCTATTTTAATTATTCCTGTTGATGCTGTATAACAAGAACTTGTTATGTCAACTGGTACTGTTTGACCCTCAACAGTTTCAGTTCCCATTGTAACTGTTACAGTATCTCCATTAGCAACACCGATTAATTTAGTTCTATAACTTGAACCCTCGGCAACTTTTGTATTTTTATTTTGAGATGTTACACCTTGTTTTAATGTGAGTGTTACGTTAAATTCTTCTACTGTTCCGTCTTCGTCTTCATCACTAGCAACACAGAAAGCAACTGCATTTACAAGTGGTGAATATGAAAGAGTTTGCCATACGTGTAACCAATAGTTAGTGTATAAACCATCTCCATTTTCAAATGATGTGAATCTTAATAAATCATCAAAAATTTGGAAAAATTGCTCATCACAAACAACTGCTCTCATTGATGGGTCTGGGAAAGCATCAATAACAATTTTTCTAGTATCATTGAATTCAGCAACTGTCATATTAAATAATGATGCTAAAACGTCAATTGATACTGTAACATCTGTTGCATTGTCTAGAATTATTACTTGTTCAGCTTTTGGTGTGTTTGTGATTATTGGCTTTGTATCTTCACTTTGTGCTGTAAGCCACGCGTTGTTATTTGAGTTTGGATATACCATATCACCTGAAACAATTTTTACAGCTTTTATCAATGCTTTTGCGTTTGTATCACTTAAAAGAGGGTCAGCAATATTAACAACTTTTAAGGCGTTATTATCTTTTGCTTGTTTTATTAATTCTTTAACGCATATAAATTCATCTAATTCGCTTGATTTATATAATGTATTAATTAATTGCATAATAAAGCTATCTAAATTTTCCCAACTAGAAAATGCTTTCATAATTCTATCAGGATAAATAGTTACTTTGTATTTATCTTGTCTATTCATTTTATGATATACAGCTTTTATATCAGGCATTTCTCTTGTTAAAAGTTCACTTCCTGATGGGTCATAACCTTTTGCCTGTATATAGTTTGCGTATATTTCCTCAACTGTATCACCTAGGGGTTTAGTTCCTTTCTTCAATGCTTTCAATGGGTCTGTAAACATTCTATTATGTATTACAACTTTTGCAACCATATTTAACATTGTTCCTATCCATTCATTAAATACAACCGCATTGTTTGGGTCTGCGATTGCCTCTTGTATTTGACTTATATTAGTTTGAGTAGCCACTGGTACTCTTGCTTGATATACGCTTGATGCGTTATCTCTTATCGTATTCATTACATTAATAATATCCATTATTTTAATTCTCCTTTCTCATCAAATAAATCTTCAAATTTTTTAGGTTCTTCGGGTTCGTCGTCATCGTCTTCACCCTCATTTGTTAGTTTTTTCTTGTTAGGGTCAATATTAGTTTCTTCACCTTTTAAAAATCTGTCTTTGTATTTTTGTTTCAATTCTTCGTTTTGAGTTTGTAAGTCTTCAATTTGTTGTTCTAGTTCTGTTGTGTCTGCACCCTCAAAACTATCTTCAACATCTTCCATTAATGAAATTTTAACATCTTCATCTATGTTATTTATTTCATTAATGATTTTTAGTAAATCTTTTTTAGTTCTTTTTGCCATTTTATCTCCCCTTTCTCTTATATTATAATTTAATTATATACATAAAATTTTTATTATGTCAAGCTATTATTTTAAATTTTTATTTCTTAATTTTTGAGCATATAAAACCCACTTAAATTTTTTCTTTTTAAATATTACGACAGGCGGTTCAGGTGGTTCAGGACTAATATTTTGTAAATATTCATACCAATACTGTGCCTGCTGTCCTCTTATTGGTTGATTATATTCGTCAGGTCTTTCGTAATATCTTAAAAAATTTATAGCTAAATTATATGGGGTGTCTGTACTTCGTGTAAATCCCTCGAAATTATATGGTGGTGGATTGCCTAGAGCATCGTTACCCCATTGAATATTATTCATAACTTCGTAATTTATTCTAGACAAATTCGCATCCATTTCGCTCGGGTCTGGATACTCAAGAGGATTTAACCAGTTTGTATATTTGGTATATGGTGTCCATTGTACTAATCCATAACCGTGACCCGTAGGGTCTCCGTCTACTCTATCACTTTGCCAACGTCCGAGGATTTATAGAACTTTCAGTTTGCATATTTCCCAAAATTCCAGCAATTGCGTTTAGTGTCCAACCTTTATCACTTAAAGCAATATAAATATATTTAGCGTTTATTTGCATTTGTCTTGTAGTTAGTTGTTGCGAACTATCATAAGTGTTTCCATAATAAACACCATAAACTCCATATCTTTTTAACTCGTCAGGTAGTTCCTCGTACGTTTTCCAATTATAACCCTGATAAGTTGGTGTTATTGTATCATTTGTAAATAACACATTATCAGGCACAATCCTTTTACAGCTTGTATCAT